CGGACCTCGGCACCGTCATCACCGGCCTCACGTCCGTCATGGCCTCGTACCACATCCCCGCGTCGCAGGCCGCGGAGGCGATGAACCAGATCATCGCGGCCGCCGGTGAGTCCAAGACGTCGATGGAGAACTTCTCCAGCGCACTGTCCACCGTCATCCCCATCGCCTCCGCGGCGCACGTGTCGTTCGCCGAGGTGGGCGGCGCCATCGCCACGCTGACGCAGCACGGCACGTCAGCCAACGAGGCGACGCAGGAGCTCTCCAACCTCATCAAGAACTTCCAGGCACCGAGTAACGTCGCGATCAACGCGCTGCAACAGCTCGGCATCAACGTCACGAACTTCGAGCAGGGACTCTCCAACCCGTCGGTCGGCCTCATCGGCTCGATCAACGCGGTAGTGGATGCTATCCAGAAGCACATGGGCCCCGCAGGACTCGTCGCGGTCAGCGCGTTCAAGCAGTCGCAGTCCGCGTCCGCCGACTTGACGACCATGCTCCACCAGATGTCACCGTCGTTGGCGGACATCTCGAGCAAGTTCCTCGCCGGGACGCTCAGCCTGACCGACTACCGCAAGCAGTTCCGCGGGATGGGCGCCGAGGGATCTGCGCAGGGCCAGCAGTTCCTCACGCTGGCCGGCAAGGTGTCCGGGTTCAACGACCTGCTGAAGGCGGGCAACCCAGCCGCACAGACGTTCGTCGCCGCGCTGAAGTCGACCACCGGTGGCACCGTAGGCCTCAACACGATCCTGCAGTTGTCCGGGCCAAACATGGCCGGGTTCATCGACCGGACGAACAAGATCGCGGTCGCCGCCAAGAAGGGTGGCGACAACATCGCCACCTGGGGCGCTGTGCAGAAGAGCACCAACGTGATCTTCGCACAGCTCGGTGAGACGATCAAGACCAGCGCCATCAGCATCGGCGAGAAGATCCTCCCCGCGATCTCTGGCGCCGCGGGCGCCACCGCACGGTGGTTCCAGAACCTGGGGTCGGGCGGGTCGATCTTCGCCAACCTGCAGACGAAGTTTGGGCCACTCGCCGGCATCGTCAACCTGCTGCACACGTCGTTCGAGTTCATGGTCACGTTCGTGAAGGCAGACTTGATCCCGGCCGCCGAGAACCTCACACACGCGCTCGAGCCGTTGTGGAACGCCCTCAAGAACGGCGCGAAGCAGGTGCTGAACTTCGCGGACCACGCCCTCCGTGAGATCGAACACGTCTTCACCGCGTACGTTGGTCCCGCGATCAAGGACGCGACGAAGTGGCTCGCGGACCACGCGAAGGGCATCACTACCGTCGTGGTCGACTTCGGCCAGCTCGCCGCGGTACTGCTCACGATCGGTGTCGGGATGCGTCTGTACGCGGCGGCGGTAGCCCTCGCTGGGACCGCCACGGTCGGGTTCGCGACGAAGATCACGACGCTGCGAATCTTGATGATGGCGCTCAGCGACGGGACGCTCGTTGAGTACCTGGGTATGGTGACCAAGTCGACCATCGCGCTCACGGTCGCGGAGGGGCTGCAGGCGGTCGTCACGAAGACGGTAGCGATCGCCACCGGACTGTGGACCGGTGCCCAGTTGCTCCTCGACGCGGCGCTGACGGCGGGTGGCATCGGCGCGTTCTTCGCCGCGGCTGGGTCGCTGCTCACGATGATCCCGCTGGTGACTATGGTGACCCGCGCCTGGGTCGGCGTGCAGTGGCTCATCAACGCCGCGCTCGTCGCGAACCCGATCGGCGCCGTCATCACCGTCATCGCGCTGTTGGTGATCGGGATCATCACGGTCATGACCCACGGCAAGAACTTCGTGAACATGCTCCACGACCTAGGCGACATGATCGGCAAGGTGTTCCACGACATCGGCAACATCGTCAAGGGTGTCGTGGACGTGTTCGTCGGGTTGTTCACGCTCAACCCGGGCAAGTTGCTGAAGGGGATAGAGAGCATCGGCAAGGGGTTGCTCTCGCTCCCGCTCCACATTGTGGAGGGCCTGGGCAACGCGCTCGGCTCACTCCTCGGGATACCACACGAGGTCGACGTACACTTCACGTTCAACAGCGCTGCCGCGAAGCAGGCCATGGGTATGGCCACCCTCGAGGCTAAGAACATGGGCGACACCATCAAGGCGTCGATGAAGAAGGTCAACGACTCGCTCAGCACGGTAGCGTTCCAGGACTACGACAAGGCGATCAAGGACACGACGGACTCGCTGAACAAGCAGGTGAAGCCGCTCGACGATCTCAACAACATGCACAGCAAGAGCACCATCACGATAGCCGGCACCAAGTTCGCGCTCAACGCGTTCCAGGCCGCGCTGAAGAGCTCGAACGGCGACGTGAACGCCGCCGTCGCCGCGCTCGTCAACGCGAAGACCAACGCGGGCCTCTACCACGACGAGCTCGTGAAGCTCGCGCACCAGCAGCAGACCTACGACAGCGTCATGGCCGCCACGAGTACCACGCTGCACCTCTCCAGCGACGACCTCCAGAAGTACGGCGCGCTGATGTCCGTCACCGCGAACCAGATCGCCACCGGCGCGGTGTCCCAGGGCAGGTTCCAGCAGCTCGTCGGCGAGGGCGAGTACGCGCTCAAGAACACGTCAGGTGCCGTGGGCAACTTCGTCGCGGAGCTCCTGAAGTACCAGACGTCAACGAAGACAGCTGCGGACAAGACGGACCTCTTCAAGGCGTCGTTGGACGCGCTCGCCGGCAAGACCCCAGACGTTGACGTTGCGATGTCGAACGCCAACCAGCAGGTCGCCGACCTCGCGGGCAACCTGAAGAACGCTATCGACCCATCGAAGGACCTGGGCTCGCAGCTCTTCGACGCGTCCGGGAAGATCAGTACGGCAGCCGGCGCGGCCAACATCCTGCAGAACGGGATGGGGACGCTCAAGCAGCAGCTCGAGAACGCCGCCACCGCGGTGTATGACCAGAAGATCAAGACGGAGGACAGCACGCACGCGACCGCCGACGCGACGGCCGCCTACCAGAACCTCGCGAACAACGCGCTCGCGTCGCTGCAGTCGCAGCTCGGCCTGAGCAACACCCAGATGGACGCGCTACGGCAGACCATCGACCTCACGCCGAGTAGCAAGCAGATCCTGCTCGACACGCCAAACCTGGCCCAGACGTCGCTCGGCATGGAGACGCTCCTCAACGACATCGGCGCACTGCCGACGAAGAAGATCATCAGCGTCGGTGTGAACATGTTCCAGATCCAGGGGACCAACATCCGACTCAACGCGGACGGCGGCGTGTTCCACAGTTTCGCGACCGGTGCCGAGAACCACGTGGCGCAGGTCGCGCCTGGCGGCGACTTCCGTCTCTGGGCCGAGCCCGAGACGGGCGGCGAGGGCTACATCCCGCTGTCGCCGGCGAAGCGTCAGCGCAGCACGCTCATCCTCGCGTCGATCGCCAAGATGTTCGGTGGCGCGTACCTCACGCCGGACGAGCTCACCACCGCCGGGCTCAAGGTGTTCGCCGCCGGCGGTGTCGCCCACTCGTACGCGATGGGCGGCGGCGACCTCCCGGGGTACGTCAGCTACGTGAACAGCGCGGCGGGAGCCGTCCCCGCGGGCTCCCCAGGCGGCGTCTCGGGTGCTATGGGCTCTGGTGGTGGTGGTACCACGATCACCGTCGCGAACTACATCTACCCGTCCCAGGGGATGTCGGAGGCGTCGTTCGCACAGCGGGCGTCCGCGGAGTTCGCGAGGAGCGTGCGGTACGGCGCGCCGGTGCCGTCGTCCACGCCTACCGCCACGCCCACGTCCAACGTGTCACCAGGGATAGGACGGTGACTTAGGATGACGTACCCGACACCTTCGGTGCCACCCACGCCGGGCGCGGCGCTCGTGAACGCGCCCGCTGGGATGGGCGTCCCCATCGCCGGTCTGTCGCCCGTGAACTACTGGGCACAGCTCGGCGGACTGGTCTTCAACGCCATCGATCAGCTGGGCATCAAGTGGTTCTTCAACGACCCGGTTGGCTGGATGGACGGGACCACGATCTCGGTCGCGCAGCAGCAGCGCGGCGCACAGCACGGCGCCTGGGTAGGGACCAGCTGGCTCGAGCCACGTAGCATCGTCTTCGCGGGTATGGTCACCGCGCCGTCACCGATCCTCGCGTGGCAGGCACGGAACGTCCTCCTCGGCGTCGTGGCGTCGCTGTCGGCGCTGGGCGTGATGAACGTCGACACCATCCTTGCGATCAACGAGCCCGACGCGCTCAAGACCGCCGCCGTGCGCCCGTCCGACAAGCCCACGGTGACGCCGGTGGACGGGAACGTCTTCCAGTTCTCGATCCCACTCACGGCGCGCGACCCGCGCAAGTACGGCGTGGGCAAGACGGCGACGATCACCCTGCCGGTCGCGGCGTCGGGCCTCACGTTCCCGGTGGGACCGTTCAGCGTCACGTTCGGCGGCACGGGCAACTCCGGATCCGCGGCGCTGGGCAACCTCGGCAACTTCCCGTCCGAGCCCGTGTACACCGTCAACGGGCCGTGCGTCAACCCGTCGATCATCCAGGTGAGCACGGGCGCCACGCTCGCGCTCAACATCACGCTCGGGTCGAGTGACTCCCTCACGGTCAACGCCGACCTCTCGAGCGTCATCCTGAACGGCCAGGCCAGCCGCGGCAACACGGTGCTGCCCGGGTCGACGTTCCCGTATCTTCCGCCTGGGCAGTCGTCAGTGCAGTTCAGCGCATCTAGCTACTCGTCCGCCGCGACGCTCGTCGTCAACTGGTCCGACACGTGGTGGTGATGCGTGGCCACGTATAAGTACTTCTTCACCGACGTGATGACCGGGAACTACCTCGGCACGCTGCCACTCGTGAACGTGGCGGCAACGGTGGCGCTGTCCGCGACGGGGTCGTTCTCCGCGGACCTCAACCTCGCCGACGAGCGGTTCCGGGCCGCCGCGAACCTGTCGTCGCTGATCATCCCGGGACGCACCGCGTACTGGGTTGACCGGAACGGCTACATCGTCAGCGGCGGCATCGTCTGGGACGACAACTACGACTCCAGTACCCGCACGTACCAGCTCACAGGGAGCACATGGGACTCGTACGCGGACCACGTCGTGATCGACCAGGCGCTCAAGTACACGAGCGTGGATCTATGCTCCATCGCCATCGACCTGTGGAACCACGCGCAGGGTGGGGTGGACGGCTCTAACGTCGGGGTCGTCATCCCGGCGACGGGCTCGGTGCTGAGCGGAACGCTCGACACGGAGAGCTACGACCCAAGTACGATGACCAAGTACGGTTCGGCGATCCAACAGCTCTCCAAGCTGTCACCCGGGTTCGACTACTACATCTCGACGCAGTACGCGAGCGGGATGGTGCCACAGGCGAAGCTCGTGCTGGGCGGCCCGTACGTCGGTGCGCCGACGAGCACGTCAGGACTCGTGTTCCGGAAGCCGGGCAACGTCCAGAACTACAAGTGGCCGCGGTTCGGCTCACAGTCACCCAACCGTGTGTACGGTGTCGGCGGCGGCATCGGGCAGGGTGCGCTTCAGAGCCAGTACACGAATCAGTCCATGGTGAACGCCGGCTACCCGATCACGTCTGATGTCATCCAGTACAAGGACATCTTCGACCAGCCAACACTCGACAGCGTGGTCGCCGCGTACGGCCTCGCCGTCAGCAACGGCGTCGTCACTCCGACGATCCAGCTCAATCCAGACGACCCGTCCGTCCCGGCTGGGTCATTCAACGTAGGCGACGCGTGCCGTGTCGTGATCGAGCCTGACGAGTACTTTGCGAACGGGATCGACACGTATATGCGCGTGTCGTCCATCACGATCAACCCATCACAGGCCGGACAAGAGGAGAATATCGTGCTCACGCTCAGCCAGGCAGTGACCTGATATGCCGGTGACCAACTTCCCGCCGAACCTCGAGCGGATCGTCAAGGACCTACAGCAGCGTGTCGAGAACCTCGAGCGACAGCCTGCGCTCAACTCGGCGACGATCAAGGGCGACGGCCTGACGATCCTCGACGCAAACGGGAACATGATCGGCAAGCTCGGCGCGTTCGCCAACGGTACCGGCGTCGCGCTATACCGCAACGACGGCTCACTCGCGTTCGACGTCTTCGCCGGGTTCGTGGGGATCTATGACCGCGCGGGTAACTACATCGTCACCGACGACACGACGAGCGGCCAGGGCACGGCGCGACCGTACATCCCGTTCGGCGCGTTCGCCGACAACTCGGCCCCGACACAGACCACGCAGTCGGCGACGTTCTCCACGGTCTCGACGCTCATCGGTTACAAGCAGCACCCGAAGATCACCGCGCAGATCCTGTGTCGCTCGGACACGGCGGGCACGACTGGAGAGGCGCGACTCATCGACCAGAACGGCGCGCAGGTCGGCCCGACGATCACCATCCCATCGGCCGACTTTAGCTACCACACGATCCCCGCGTCGCCATTGGCAGGATCGTACCTGGCCGGCATCAGCCTCAACCTGCAGATTCGACGCACCGCAGGCACGGGCAACATCAGCGCGCGAGGGGTATCCGCGTGGGGCGTCGAGTCAGCCGCCTCGTAGTCACGTGCCGGATAGAATCTTGACCAGCCGCGCGTGAGGAGGGCGACCCCGTGGTGATCGTCCACCCGACGGCGGCGACCACCGCCATCAGCCTCAACGGCATCGGCGGGATCGTGGGTATTGCGCTGGCGCTCATCGGTGCCGTAGCCGTTGCCGTGTCGTACTACCGGGCGTCGTACTCACGGGCGACGATCGACACGCTCAAGGACTCGAACGCCGCGCTCACCGAGCGCGTGGAGCTCCTCGAGGACGACATGGAGCGCTGCAGCAGCGCGCTGGTGGCGATGACGTCAGAGCGTGACAACCTGCGGTCGTACGTCGCCGGCACGGAGGCCATCAACGCGCTCGCGGTCACGATCACTGAGCAGCACCTCGCACTCATGCGTAAGCTCGAGGCGGCGACGCGTGATGGGCGGGCGCAGCCGCGACGTCCAGCACGACACACCGACGACAACGACGACGACGACGACGACGACTGAGAGAGGTCCCGCACCGAATGACGAACTGTTACGGGCGCCGTGCGCCTAAGCTGGCGCCGGCGCTCAAGCTCGCGAGCGTGCTGCGCACGACCGACCTCGCGGCGATCCCGCCGCACCCGACGAGCGAGGACTACGCGTCCGTGATCAGAGACTGGGCGGTGCTCGGCAACGACCGATACGGCGACTGCGTCGCGGTCACGTGGGCCAACGAGCGGTACGTGGTCACGTCGCTGCTCGCGGACAGGCCGACCTACCCGGGCATGGACGAGGTCGTCGCGCTCTACAAGACGCAGAACCCCGGGTTCCCGACCCAGGACGACGGGATGGACATCCAGACCGCCCTGGAGTACCTGCACGGGCAGGGCGGCCCGGACGGCGTCAAAGCGGTCGCGTTCGCGAAGGTCGACCACACGAGCCTGGACGAGGTGAAGGCCGCGCTCGCGATCTTTGGCGTGGTCTGGGTCGGCGTGTCCGTCCGGGCGGCCAACCAGACCGAGTTCGCCGCGGGGCAGCCCTGGGGCTACGACCCTGAGTCGCCCGTAGACGGCGGGCACTCGGTGATGGCTAGCGGATACCTCGGCCAGGCGGCCAACGACGTCCGGTTCGTCACCTGGGGCGTGGAGACCGCCTTCACGGACGACTTCTGGTCCCACCAGGTCGAGGAGGCCTGGGTGGTGGTCTGGCCGGAGCACCTCGGCACCCAGCAGTTCGCCGCCGGGATCGACACCGCGGCGCTGGCGGGCGCCTACTACGCGGTCACGGGTCGCACGCTCCCAGCACCCGCGGGCGCGGCCGACCCCGACGCCCAGCTGGCTGTCGCGGCGCGCGGATGGGTCAGGGAGCGCCACGTCGGCGACAACGAGCGAATGAAGGTGGCGCTGGAGGCGTGGCTGGCCGCTAAGCGCCTGGCGTGACCACCAGGCCAGCGTCGGTCAGCTCCCGGGCTATCACGACGGCGCGGTCCCTGTCCGTGATGTACGAGCCCGGGGCGACCTGACCCGTCCCAACCCGTACGGCGAACTCGCGGTCCACGGACGTCAGCGCCCGGGCAATGACCTCGATGATGTCGTCCACTGCTCTCCCCTTGACGTAGTAGGTCGGCGCCGTCGCTCTCCCCCAAGGGCGACGGCGCCGACCAGCTTCGGTTGTTTGGTGATCTTAGAACCGCTTCCCGCAGACCGGGCCGATCCCGGCCTCGATGCTGACCTCGTTGGTGAGGGTGGCGCCGCACACGCAGCAGGTGCCGTACAGCGCGCCGTACTCCTTCGCCTGCTCGAGGGTCATCTTGTGCTCGGCCGACAGCTTGCGGACCGTGCCCGGCGAGTACTCGAAGTGGGCGTCGCCGTGGCCGTCCTGGACGAGCTTCTTCGCGTACATGTTGCCCGAGCCGTGGACGGCCTTCTGGACCTTGAAGACCACGCCGTCGAGCAGGTACATGCCAGCCTCGAGCGGGCCCGCCTGCGATGAGCTCCAGGTCGTCGGCTTGCGGCGGAGCGACATCAGCCAGTCGATCACGGAGGACGCCTCGCGGCGGCCGATCGCCGTCGTGGCGTCGTTGAGGGCGTGGCGGATCACCGACGCGTCGGACGGGCTCGCGAGGTCCTCCCAGTCCTTCTCGCCGGCGAGGCGCTTGAGGAAGGCGACCTGCTTCTCGCTCGGGCCGTCGGTGCGGGTGACGCCCTGGCGCTCCGGGCGACTCAGCAGCAGCTCGATCCAGTCACTGAGGTGGCGCTTGTTGACCTGGCTGAAGTCGGCGGGGACGTCCAGCCCAGCCGTGTCGCGCTCGGCGGCGAGCCTGGTCACGAACCGAACCTGGGCCGCGGTGCCGTACTTGACCTCGGAGACGCCGTACTGGTTCGCGGCGGGCGTCCCGGGCTGGCGACGCTGGGTGCTGGTGGCGGTGCTCATGTCGATCCTCCTCGTATCCGTTGTGCCTGACAAGACTACGGTAGTCCCCGGCGGGGAACCATGTCAACCCCGACCTTGCGTTCGATTAGTGGGCGCCGGGGCCTCGAACCCCGGCGCCTTCCTTGCCAAGCCACGCCCATGCCAAGCCCTGCCACGCCCTGCCAAGCCCTGCCTCGTACGTTCAGGTCGTCACCGCCCCAGCGCCGTGCGGGAGCCGCCAAGCTGCGACCCACCCGTGTTCGCGTTCCGGCCCGCGACGTGTCCAGCCTGGCGTGCGCCGATGCCGCCGCCCTGCATCCGGTTGGTGCCCGTGCGGAGCCGGAGGTTGTCGTCGACCCAGGTGTCGACCTGCTTCTTGCGGTCGACCAGCACCAGCGCCGTACCGGGCTCGCTCTTAGCGGCGTCGCCCTCGGCGGTGACACGTGCCAGGCGGATCCGCTCGCCGGCGCCGCTCCCGAACGAGATGATGAACTCGCGCCGAGCCTTGTACCCCGCCATGCCCGTGTAGTAGTTCTCGCGGTTCCGCTTCCACCACGCGTTCATCGCCACCACCGACTGCAGCTGGAGCGACTGGAGGAGAGTCATGGTCTGCTTCACGTCGGACTCGAAGCCGACGACCGAGTACCGGACGCGCTTGCCGAGGTCGGTCTGGTAGCAACGGACGTTCCCGAGAGCGGAGGTGACGTAGTGTGCCATGTACGCCATGCCCTTGCTGTAGATCCCGGTGAAGTCGACGTGCTCGGTGACGATCTTCTCGGCAACTCCACCGGAGGCCACACGCTTGGCAGCGAGCATCGCTTGGTCGATGCCGAACTTGATCATCAGTCGCTCGGCGGCTCCCGTGAGCGCCTCGGCCTCCTCGGGCGTAGTGCCCCGAGCCTCGGCCTTGTGCAGCAGCTTGACGATCTTGTCCTCGTAGTCGTGCGTGGTCTCGGTCATATCCCGTCCTCCTAGTATCCGTGGTGCCTGACAACGACAACGGTAGCCGAACGTACCTCACGTGTCAACCCCGGCGGGGCAGTACAACCGAACGTTCGATTACGCGGGCCGCGCCCCAGCCTGCGGCGCCGGCCCGTAGAGCCGCGCCTGGAACGCGAGCACCCTACGGTGGACGCTGGATGTGCGCATCTCGAGCACGGTGCCAATCTGTCGGTCCGTGAGGCCGCGGGAGTGGGCCGCCCAGACGATCGCGTCCAGCTCGAGCTCGGACCGTGTGTACGCCGCCAGCACCGCGGCGACGCCCTCACGGTGCCGTGCGCCCGCTACCCGCAGTCGCTCGACGACGTCGTCGTCCACGGTCTCCTCCTCGGCGAGCGTGAAGTCCTCGTCACTCCCAGGCTGCGCGCTCCGTACCACACGGCCAATTCTCTTGCATTGATCCGAGCAGAAGATCGTCGCGTGCGGCACCTCCGTCGCACAGACGGCGCACCGCCTCGTCACAGTCCCCACGCGCTTCCTCCCGTCGCCGCGTGCGTGTTCGACACGCGCAGCTTGATGCCTCTGACCCAGTGTTGCCCGTTGAGCCTCGTGGTGGTGATCCCCTGTCGTCCGTCGAGGCGGGACGCGAAGCTGGACATGGTCCACGCGCGCTCCCCGGTCACCGAGCACCACGAGGTGTACCGCATGTAGAGGTCCGTCATCTCGAGCCTGTGCTCGGCCTCGCCGGACACCGAGCCCACCTCGTCCAGGAACTGACCGATCTTGTCCTGCCGCATGTGGTACGCCTGCGTCTCGCGGACGACCCTGTCCGGTTCGTACAGTCGTTCCTTCAAGTACATCTGGTAGCCGCGTACGGCCCACGCCAGCACGGCGCGGCCGCCGACCTCGGGGTTGCTGATGAGCTCCTTCACCCGCGGATTGCGCTGTCCCGACGGGAGCCCGCGCGGAAACGGTATGCGCTTGATGCGGCGCCAGATCGCGTCATCGTTGATGCGTGGCTCATGGTTCGTCGCGATCCACAGCTTGTACTGCGGCTTGAACGTGAACGGGTTCTTGAAGAGGAACCTCGCCGTGACCGCGTCGCCACCGGTCAACTGCTTCACGACCGACTCGTCGAGTCGCTCGCCCTCAGGCATCTCAACTACCGACACGAACCGCCTGCCGATCGTCGTTGCCAGGTCGCTCTCACGTCGGCTCTGCTGGCCACGTAGCAGGATCGTGTCGCTCGCGAACGAGCCCGCGTACTCGCCGAGCGCGGCCTGCATCCCTGAGACGAACGTCGACTTGCCGGACGCGGCTGGGCCGACGATCACGAAAAAGCACTCTTCCGTCACTGAACCCGACAGCGAGTACCCCGCTGCGCGCTGCACGTAGCTCACGAGGTCGGGGTCGTCGTCACAGGCGTGGTGGACGAACGCCTCCCACTCGTCGAGCTGTGCGTCTGGGTCGTAGTCCACGTTCGTGCACCTGGTGATGTAGTCGTCGGGCGCGTGGTCGCGGAGCTGGCCCGTAGTGAGGTCCAGCACGCCGTTCCGGCAGGACAGCAGCGTACCCGACACGTCGAACGCCTCGTGCGCCCGCAGGATCCGGCTGTCAGACTTCGCGAGCTTCATCATCGCCTCGATGCGTCCGACCCCCTCGGATTGCCCCGCCCACTTGCGGAGCCTGTCCTGGAGATCCTGCTCGCTGACTTGGTCGATCTCGCGCCGTATGTCCTCGTTCACCAGCCGCGCCCGGTCCTGCACCGAGAGCCCCTCGCTGTCGCCGACCCAGGCGTGCCCGACCCAGCGCATCCACCCCCACGTCGGCACGTACCGCAGGTCCGCCCCGTGGTAGTCCACCAGGCGGTGGGCGTTGCCGTCGTCGGTGAGGTTCCGGATCCCGGCCGCCGTCGTGAGCATCCGTGCGATGTCTGCGTCGGTGTGGTCCTGCCGCCACGCCGAGTCAATGATCTTCGAGATCTCGACCTCGTCCAACGGCGGCGAGCACCGGAACGTGTTGTACGCGCGGACGGACGCCTCGACCGCGAGCCGGTCGTCGTTGAGCTGCCGGCGCAGTCGACACGCGAGTCGGAACAGCGTGTCGTTCCGCTCGCCCGACGCGATCTTGGTGAGATCAGATGTGTCGATCTTCTTTGGCTCGGTCGCGCTGTTGCGCACCGCGTGCAACAACGTGTCGGGCAGCGACACGACCTCGGTGCGCTGGTCCCGCCAGGCGTACTGCCTGCCGGACTTGTGCCGCGCCTGCGGTAGCAGCACGTAGCCGCCGTCGGACTTGAAGTCGACGCCCGGCAGGAAGTTCGGCCGGTTCGTGACCGGGCCGCCGTCCCGCGGGTATCGGAAGAAGTAGTGGTAGCCGCCACCACCGGTGAGCGTCGTCAGCGTGACGGGGAGGTCGCCGTTCACCTCGGTCCACGCCGCCAGCGACTGGTCACCGCCGTTGCGGGGGTCGACGTCCACCACGACGATGCCCGAGACCTCGCCCGTCGCGACGGCCCAGTTCACGTCGTGGCCGAACATCTCGGACCAGCGCTGGATCGTCGCCGGGTCCGTCGTCGCGTCCTTGACGCCGTGGAGCGTGCGCGGGTGCTTGCCCGCCGCCGCGCAGTCCTTCCCGCACGTGCACGAGCCGTCCGGGCGGACGCTGTGGCACGGGAGGACGGCCCAGCCACGGGCGATGTACTCGACCGGGTTCACGCGCTGACCGTGCCGCATGACGTGCAGACGACGCCCAGCGCCGTCGTGACGCCAGGGGAACCGCTACCGCACGGGCAGCCTGGCAGGGCGGCTACCGCCGCGACGGTGCGCAGCAGCGCACGGTCCGCCTCGTCGGTGCCGCCCCACACGCCCAACCGATCAGTACGCATGGCGTACGCCAGGCAGTCCACCGCGACTGGGCAGTGCGCGCACACGTTCTTGGCTGGGAGCGAGTCCTCTCCCAGGAACGGGTCGGGCACGAAGTTCACGTCGGTGAACCTGCGGCAGAGCGCGCGTGACCGCCACGACTCGTCGTCGTCGTTGACTCTCATGTGTTCCTTCAGCGGGGGGACGGACTGGGTGTGACGTCTTACGGTGGACCCACACACCGGGAGGGAGCGCGCCCTGCCATTTCCCTCCCGGTGAGGAGGTACCCTGCTGCCTACACCGCCGTCGTGCGTGGGGATCGCCGACGTGGTGCCTTCCTCGCCGCCATGACCCTGTCAGGGCGGACGTACCGCATCTTCTCCTTGCCGCGCCGGCCACCGAACAGCTCAACGAACTCCTTGCTGCTCTCGCCGGCTGGGACGTACGAGACGAACCGGAACCTAGCACCGGCCTCGTCCTGCACCTTCACCTGGTCTCCCTCGGTGAATCCGTTCCACGAGGTGGCGCGCGTCAGCTCGACGCGTGTCCCTCCTTGTCGTCGCTGGCCGACGCCACGTCGGCCTCGCGCTCGAAGTGCAGCAGCGCCTCGTGCACGGCGTTCAGCACGTCCGTCTTGATCCGCTTCGCGGACGTCTCGAGGCTGGAGATCTGTGCCGCGGTGACGCCAGCCTTCGCCGCGACCTGCGGCCGTGAGAGCTTCAGCGCCTGACGGCGGGCCAGAAGGCTCGTGTGCGTCGGGGCGTCGGCCACTGTCGTATTCTCGGTCATGCTGTGAGCCTCCTGGTGCTCATTCTCGACGGCCGTGTTGCCGCCAGTCCCTGGCCCGTCCCACACCCACACCCTGGCCGTGCGGCCAGTGAGTGAGCTCGTGATCTTCTCGGGCGTCCACCGGTACTCCATGGTCGGCAGCGCGAGTGACTCGAGCTTGAGCAGCGTCGAGACCTCGTACGCCTTGCCGTCCATGGGACCCGATCGGAAGTACGCTAGTCCCACCGTGTTCTCCTCGTATCCTGGCCGCGGCCGCCGACACGTCGCACAGACGTAGTCGTCGCCGAGCCGTGTGAACCCTGCCCTGCCCGAGCACGAGCACAGGGCAAGGCTGAGCGCCGTCACAGGTCACCGTCACGCAGCGCCTGGGTGACCTCGCCCACCGATGTGCCGAGGCAGAGTGCGATGGCCTGCGCCCACCCGTACCTCATCCCGGCGACGAAGGTATCGTCGGCTCGGGAAGCCGCGTGATGCCAGCGTCCGCTGAGCGTCTCCACGGCGGTGAGTGTCCGTTCCGCCGTTGCCTGGAGGTCATTCACGCCCGTTTCCATGATCTTCGTCTCCTGTGGTCCGGTCGAACCGTAGTACCGGTGTTTGTGCTAGGTCAACACGATCAGCGATCTTGCCCGACCTAGGTGTGGATCTTACCTCGTGGAGCTGTCCTGTCATCCGTTGGACCCAGGTCGATACTACCCGGTCAGGCGCGGTCTGGCAATACCTACGGCGCGCCACCAGGCGTCCACGACCACCTTCGCGGCCGCGCCGTTCACCGGGTCGTTCCACCATCGGCTGAGGCCCGACGTGTGGTGGATCCCGAAGATCGAACCGCGGGCGACGGGTGGCACGACACCGGCGAACCGGCAGGTCTCCCGGCCCACGAGCATGATCGTCTCCCAGTCCGTCCCGAGGTGCCCGACGAAGTACTGCACGCGCCGTCGGGCGACCGTGCGCGACTCGTCACCGGTCTCGTACGCGTTGACGGTGTCGCAGCGCCTCAGGAGGTCATCTAGCGTGACGCCCGCCATCCTGGCCAGTCGACTACCGGACGCACAGTCGAGCGCCCTGCGGGAGAGGTCTCGACCTGGTCCAGGCGCCAGCCCGATGATGAGGTGGTTACCGGTCGCGGAGCGCACGTGCGACCCCCTCCTCGATGGTGACGCGTGGCTTGTAGATCTTGTGCAGCTTGGTCGGGTCGCCGACGCGACGCATGACGCCCACCGGGGCGTCGGCGCGCGGCGCAACGTCGCCCGAGTAGCCGGCCTCGGCCATGAACATCTCGGCGAGTCGGGTGAACGACGTGCCGACGCCGGTGCAGATGTTGAGCGGGCCGACCACGAGCGGGTCCCAGTCCAGCGTCTCGACGAGGGCGTCCACGACGTCGTCGATGTGGACCCAGTCACGGACCTGCCCACCCGTACCCCACACGACGAACGGGTCCTGGCGCGCCCAGGCACGTCGCGCGAACGACGGGAACGGGTAGTCCGTGTCCTGGTCCGTGCCGTACCCGGAGAACGGGCGGAACACGTAGACGCCCGCGCCGAGGGCGTTCACGTACTGGGCCAGCCTCTCACCTGTGAGCTTCACCCACCCGTACACGGCGTCGGGCTGGTCGGCGTCCTCGAGGTCGATGTCGGACTCGACGAGTGGCCCGTGGCCGGACCTGAGCGTCTGGTGCCTGACCGGGTACGCGGCGCTGCTCGAGAAGTACACGCTCCGTCGTGGCCTCGTGCGCAGCACGTACTGGAAGAAGTCCGAGTCGATGGCCAGGTCCGCGGCGACCTTCATCGGCTGCCCGTCGATCATCGCACGCCCGCCCACGACGGCGGCGAGGTGCACGACGAGCTCGAACCTTCCCGTGTCGTGCCGGAACACGTCGCGGCAGTCCACCCCGAGCCTCACGTCCACCCCCGTGACGTCCCACCCGTCGCGCTCGAGGCGCGCCACCACGTGGCGCCCGACGAACCCGGCGGACCCCGTCACGAGTGCTGTCTTGCCCATACCGTCTTCCAATCGTTGGTCACGTCGATGATGTGCTCGCGCTCACCGCGGTCGGGGAACGGGACGGTGCGGTCCTCACCCGGCACCTTCAGCTTGAGGCCACGCGGCCACGCGCCGTCGGTGTACGAGCCTGGGCTCCCCTCGATGGACGCCTTAGCCCAGCGCGCGACCCACCGACCGGAGTGCACGGGGATGCCCTTGCCCCAGGTCATGGCGACGGCGTTGCCCATGTGCCGTAGCGGCTCGATCCGCCACGCGTCCGGGAAGCCCTGGATGCGCGCCGCCTCGCGGTGCGTCAGCGTGCGAGGTAGCCAAGGGTGGAGCACGAGGTGGCACGCGCCGCCGGTGATGACACGTGCCGGGTAGTCCGCCAGCCAGCGTGACACCGAGTTGGGCACGGGACGGAACTCGTACGCGAGCAGGTTCCGCACCTGCCGCTCCGTCCACATCCCCGACCCGTCACCCTCCTCCCGCTGACGTGGGAGGTCGCCGAACTTCTCGTAGTACCGCCGCGTGGGTGCCATGACGGTCTCGCCCTCGTCCCACCCCACGTTCTCGATGAGGAACCTGGCACGCTTGTACGTCGGCGACCGGACGATCTCGTGCCCGTCCACCAGCCCGGTGCCGTCGTGCATCTGCGCCGACCACCACGACGCCCGGCCGCGGTACGGCTGCTGCTCCCACGTGAGCCCGAGGGGCGCCAGGTCGTGCAGCAGGTCACGAAACGACGGGACCCTGTCCAGCGTCACGCGCTCGACGCCGAACGGCACCCGTGACGCGACGAAGAAGTACCGCTTGCGGATCGACGCGCCGCCGAGGCTGGCGTTGTTGTGCAGCACGTGGTACAGGTCGTACTTGTGCCCGGACTCCTCCTCGAGGGTCGACCGCAGGTCGCGCATGAGGCCGATGCCCTGGCGGAACGCCTGCTGCACCGACTCGAAGATCACGACCTCGGGCTTCACGCGGGCGGCGTAGTGGATCAGCGCCCACATGCAGTCGTTGATCGGGCTGTCGTTGCCGCGGAAGCCCTTCGTGCTAGTTAGCGTCGAGAACCCTGAGCACGGTGGGTTGCCGAGCACGACCTGCGCGTCGACCGTGTCCCAGTCCTCGCCCGAGCGGCCGTACGACAGCTGGGTGTCCCAGCCGTCACCGAGCAGGTGCCGGTTCACGATGATGTTCGGCGCACCGAACCCCTGCGGCCACTCGCACCGGGTGGCCATCTCTAGCCCAGCCTGCGTGGCCGCCAGGTCGAACGCGCCACCGAACCCGAAGACGGATGCGAACCTCACGCCGTGAACTCCAGGCGTCCCTCAACGGTCAAGGCGAACTTGAGTGTCGTCTTGGTGGCGACTGGGTTACTCGCACCGCGGTGGCACCCACTGCGGTCAGGAACCACACGCATACGTCGTCTGATCGCCGGTCGCTCACTGAATGGTTCGAGGAGTGTTATGTCGTGGATCGTGACGTCGAGGTCGCGGTAGGTCGTCTCGAAGAATCGGCGTGCGTCACCTTTCCACCCGCCCTTGTTGTAGCACTCGTGATCGAACTTCATCACGATCGCGGCACGGTCACCAAAGTCGGCTGGCGGCTCATACCGAGTGTTACGAACCGTGCCACTGACCTGTGCCCTTCGAGCCAGTGGGCGCGATAGGAACGCTGGGACGTGTTCGTTCCGCACCGTCACCAGCACGCCGATCTTGTTCACCCCGTATTGATCCCCCATGCTACTCATCCTCCTCCTGTGATCCTGGTGTGTCTTTCCTGGTGAACCCACTGTCATCCATCTGATTGAATGACGAGAGCTCCCGCCATCCTGTGTGTATGCTAGGTGGCGGGGTGATCATACCGAGCATGACCTGCCCATCATCGTCGGTGCCCATCACGGTAGGCGTGACGTGACGCAGTGCACGCTCGACCGTGACTGACGAGTCCTCGCGCACGCTGGCGCAATACACATCATACGGCATGTGACCGTACATGATCTCAGACAGGTCGCCGCCCCAGATCTTACGCTCCCACTCATCGCGCGCCCGCTCTCGAAATCCTCGTGTGTCCGTCACCGCGGCACGGCCATGTCGAGTCGCTCGCACCAGACGTGCGACCATGGCTCCCGCCCAGCGACGTCATCGACCAGCGGCGTGACGAGGCGACACCTGACCGCGACGTCGTCGAGCGCCCGCCCGCAGCCTGGGCACTTGGTCGACACACCGTCGTAGCCGTCGAGCTGCCGTCGCGCGTTGATCTCGTGCTTCACACGATACTTGTCGAAGAGCTCGGTGGCGTCCATGCCCACGACGAGGCAGAGGTTCATGAGGAAGTGCCAGGCGTCCACGAGCTCACTCTTGAACGCGTCCTTGTCCTTGAACCCCGTGCCGGTCGCCCACGGCTTCCAGTGCGTCTCGGCGAGCGCCTCGTGCAGCTCGTCCACGAGTGCCGTGACGTTCCAGTGCACGAACTCGATGGCACGGGCGTCGCTAAGCTCGCCCGGGTCCTGGCCGTACGACTCGATCTGCAGGCGCAGCTGCTCCGCCAGCATCACGTCGAGCTTGTCCGTCGTGTCGGTCACGCGACACCCAATCCTAACTGCTGCTCGATGCAGCGCTCCAGGTTACTCACTCCCACACTCCTGTGGATAGGAACCGATACCATCGTGCCCGTGTCGTCTCATCGAGCACGCCACCGGAATGCGCTTCATCCGTTCTGATGTAGCTGGGTGCGGCGGGTCGTAGCCCACGGATGCACTGCTGCACCTCACCTGGTGTTGCCAGTGGTGTGTCACACACGAGCGGGTCGGGCACGTTGGTGATCGCGTCGTCAAGCTGCTGGTGGAATCGCTCGATCGACCAAGCGTGTGCGTAGAAGTACTCACACTGTCGCGCCGCTAGCCAGTCAAGATCGCTACCACTGATCTGCTCAACATCGCAAGGTGCTAGGTCGCTGAACGGTGAGTCAGGCGCCTCGTTACGTGCGACGATCAACGGTGTGCATGTTGACACAGCCGTAAGGTATCGTAACCGCCACCAGCCGGACCCAGCGTGATCGTACGGCCGTGCTAGCGATCCCGCGTGCCGTAGGTGCATGCGGGTGATCACGTCTTCCGGTACGATGGGGCTCTGTCTGTCGCCGTACCGTACGATCGGCCAAGTGCAACCGTTCGCTAGGCCGCCGATGCCTTTCGGGGCACGCAGCGCCGCGAACAGCCATGATCGCTCACGTGTCGACGCCCGTGGCTCACACCCTTCGTATCCTGGGACAGGAGTTAGTCGTGACGGGTCTAGTGGCACAACGGAGGTGAACCCATTCGTCAACACACGTGCGGGGTCGAGCCCAGGGAACGAGAAGTTCTGTGTTACCATCGGACGCGCGTGCACGCTCTGCGCCGCGTGCACGATCGGCACGGCATAGTCGGGTAAGTGCCAGTAGCGCCAGTCAGATCTTGTTACGCCACCGACTAGCTCACGCAACACCTTCTTAGATGGGTCAGGTGCCCCGGGTGTCGGGAATGATCGTAGGACGCCGGTGATGTTGTGGTCGGTAACGAACGTGATGCTAGGGATCTGTGACATCGCCCACAGTGCGCCGTGCGAGTATCTACTTGACAACGATGACAGCTCCCACAGCTGCACCAACGCGCGATCATACTTGGATAGATCGTCGGTAGGACGAACACGACGTACGTCTACCTCGTGGCCAAGATTCCGTAACGCGCCGATCAAGACTGCGTCAAAGTTCGCAGAGAACGGTAGCGCTGGCCTGAGTGTCATGAACGACGTGACGAGGATCTTCATTGGTGGATACCCAGCTGCATCTCGATCGTACTCTCCAGGTAGTCCTGTCCTCGACGCCGGCTGAGCAGCGCCCTCTGGGCGGCGGTAAGCCACTCGTACGTCTCGCGTGACGTGTTGACCGCGTCGACCCTCTTCTTGAGCTCCCCGGGCTCCTGGACACGGAGCCAGCGCGCGAGGTGTAGCTCCTCGTCCGTCCAGTCGTCGCCGCGGACGGACCACAGCCCGTCACACACGGGCTGTGCGCCCGGCGTCCTCTCGAGTGACGGCAGCACCCAGCCCTGCCTATCCACCGGGCCTACGAAGAAGCACGCCGTGCGCGCCGCGAACGCCTGGTACGGCTTCGCGACGGACCACCCGATCCCGTCCAGCGACCGCGTGCCCGCGGGGAGCGACACCGTCGCACGCCAGGACGCGAGCAGGTCGGGGAACTGGGCGACGCTGTTGCGCTGCACCGTGAACCCGATCACGTCGGCCTCGGTGCTCTTATCGTCCCACCTGCCGAACACCTCAGCGTCGGGGAACTGGTCCACCACGTAGGTCTTGGTCAACCACGAACGGCGCCACTCGTCACGGTCTACGTACATCGACGTGGTGGCGACGCCGATGGGTCGACGCTCCTCGTACGGCCGCTGACCCCAGGTCTCCCAGTCGTCGTCGAGGATCATGAGCTCGAGGTCCGCCTGCTGGAACGAGTTCTCCACGATCCAGATCTCGCGGTCGCGCTCCCACCGGGCGTTCGTGAAGCCCAGCGCCTGCGGGTCGCGCGTGTCGCCGTACCGCTCGTGCTTGGACGGCCGTGAGTACCGGTACTGCGAGAGCACGTGGTCTAGCCCCGTGGGCCACTTGACGTCGCGCGCCTTCATGTAGTTCCGGGGATCGGTGCAGATCCACGTCACGGGTGCGCGGCCGTCCGTGCGCTCACCCATCGCGTTCAGCGACCTCGTCAGGTACTCCGAGTAGTTACGCGACGTGGCCTGTGGGTGCGTGAGCTTGCCGTCCCGCCAGTGGCCCGACGCCTCTGGGATCGGGTAGTTGCTCGTCCCGTGCTGCCCGAGGTGGACGACCATGCCGTCGAGCTCCTCGTGCGACATCTTGATGAGCGACCGCTCGATATCCTTCAGCGCCTGCGCCTTGTCGCAGCAGTACACGTCCATGGTGTGCACGCCTGGGTAGTACACCTTGCAGTGCGCGCAGAAGTACCCCTTCTTGTCCATCGACACCGACGCGCGCGTGACGTCCTCCGGCCAGACGATCGTCACGTTCCCTGGGACGACGGATCTGTCCGGGATGGGGCCGTGCTTGCCGACGACCACCCACTCGACGTCAGGGTTGCGCCGCGCCAGCCGCCACAGCAGCTGCGGCGCCTCGGCGTCGCCCTGTGGGCCGTACCGCGCCGGGTCCATGGTCATGGAACGCCCGAGCTTGGCGTACCCGATCTTCCTCACGTGAGTCCCTCCAGCAACGTGACACCGCGTGCCACGAGCACCTCGTCGAGCGGCGCCGCGTGCAGCGGCGCCGAACTGAGCAGCGTCAGCCCAGCGATGATCGCGACGTCATCGCGTGGCCCGCCGAGCCAGCGGTACACGGCGTTCATGTGCGTGACGCCCCCGGCCCACAGCCTGAAGTCACCGCGGCGCGCCCTGTCCCAGTGCACGACGCACCCGCCTATGATCTTGGCGAGATCATACCTGCGGTCGCCCCACTCGAGGTGCCCCGCGAAGTCCTGCCTCCAGTCGATCCCGACGAACCCAGCGCCGGTGTCGATGACGTTCCCGAAGTTGAAGTCACCGTGGAAGATGACGGGCTCGCACCCGTCCGCCAGCCCGTCCCACCTGACGCGCCGTAGCGCGTCGGTCGCCATGTCACGGAGGTCGGGTCGTAGGCGCGCGACCCGGTCGGCCGTCTTGCGCAGGTAGAACTCGGTGCAGGCGTCTACGCGTTCCTGGGCGGGCACGTTGGCCGGCTTCCAGATCTTGTCCGCCGCCCAGTCGAGCAGCCGCGGCACGAGGGTGTCGTCCGTCTCGGCGGTCGGGTAGCACGTGGTGCCCTCGATGAACTCGTACGCGAGCATCGTACCGCGCCGACTCACGAGCCGTGGGATGGTGCCGTTCAGCATCCATGCACGGTCGGCGCGCTCGCGAAGCACGGCCTCGTCCGCCCAGAACTTCACCACGCGCCCCTCACGTGGGAGCACGTAGGTCGCCTCGTCCGTCTTAGTCCAGTCGTAGCCACTGAAGGCTGCGACGGCGCGACGGTACGCGTCCTCGTCGCCGACGTCGGTCCACCCGACCCGCACGCCGAGCAGCGACCCGGAGTCGACGAGTCGTGCCAGGCCACCCGTGACCTGCCGCTCGCGCCCGACGAGGTCGCCGTTCGCGACCCCGCGCCAGAACGAGTCGATCTCCGACGGTTGGACGCACGCCAACCCGACGTAGGCGAGCGACCCGTCACCGAGCCACGGCTGCTTGTCGAGCACCCGCGTGACCACACCCTCGGCGTCCACGGCCATACGACACCAGCGCTCGGGCGCCGTACCGGCTGGCACCGGCGCCACCGCGGCCCAGCTGCGCGTGGCCTCCCACAGGGCCGGGTCGTGGTTCCACAGCGTGTCGCATGACGTGAGGATCATCTTGTCGTGACCCACCACGTGACGTGCCGCCAGCAGCGACGCCCCCGGCCCGGCGCCGGGCTGGTCCCAGTCGTCGACGTCGACGAACGTGACGTCGAGGCTGGGGTGCGCGAGTCGCACGTAGTCCTTGACCTGGTCGGCGCGGTAGCCCACGCACACGATGAGCCGGGCGCCTGCGGGTGCGAGGTCGAACAGGTGCGAGAGCAGCGCCCGGTCGTCGAGCGGTACGAGCGCCTTGTGCAGGCTGTCACCGACGCGGCCCATGCGCGAGCCTCGACCCGCGGCGAGGACGACGAACGCGGTCATCGGCCGTAGTCGTCACTGACGCGCACCACGTCCGTCGGGTGGTACGTGCTGGCCTCGAAATAGAGCCGCTGCCCGGTGACGCGGTGGACGGTCCTCGGCGCGACGTGCACCGCCTCGTCGTCGAGGATGTGGATCATAACCTCGTCCTTGTACTCGTGGTACTGCTCGCTCGTGCGGTGCCCCTCAGCGACGTAGAGGAGCTTCAGCTGCAGTCGGTTCATGGTCGTGAGCGCCTCGAGCTCCCAACCCCACGGCTTACCGTGGAGTCGGATCGACTGCGCCGTCGCCGTGTGCACGTCGTCCTCCGCGGCGGACGAGGTCACGACACCGGCGATGCCGCCGCGACCCACGATGGATGTATCCCCGAGGGCGATGAACTCCAGCGCCGTCATCGGCGGAACGTCGAGGCCGCCGTACGTCCACTCGCCGACCATCGGGAACATGATCCCGTACCCACGCACGCGCAGCCGCGTGTCGTCGTCGATGAGGTGGAGCGTGTAGCCGCTACCCCGCGATGAGCGCGTCACGGATCGCCTCCCGCACGTTCTCGTCGCTGTAGCTGTTGGTCACCTCGGCGACGACGCGGTCCTCGAGGTGGTACCGCAGCGCCGCGCGTGCGCGCTCGAACCGCGTCCCCTCGCCGTCGTTGAACCACCGCCGCCATGAACCCGTGCCATACGCGTAGTTGAGCAGCTTCGCGCTGGCGGCCCGAGGAAGTGATCGGAGCCACGCGTCGACCTCAACGTTCCCGAACTCCGGCGCGACGTTGTACGCGTCCAGCGCGTCGGCGTAGCGGGCGCGGTCACCGAGCCAGTCCATGTTGTGCGCCTTCGTGCCGATGCCGAGCCCGCGGTAGTCGGCGCCGTACCTAGTGACCCACCCGACGTCACGTACGGAGCCACGCTGACGATCAGCCCAGATGTGACCACCCACGTCCATGACCGCGTACAGCGGGGTGACCCCGACCTCTACCGTCCTCCTGACGATCGTGTCCAGCCACAGCTGGTCATCACGCTCGCCGCCGACCTCTACCTTGCACCTAAGGGCGAACAGCCCCAGCAGCCTGCTGAGCTCACCTAGTTGCTCCGAGCGCGGTAGCCTGCACACGTCGATGTGTAGCACATCAAAACCCGCGTCCAGGTCCTGCTCGAACGCCTTGACCCAGTCGTCCTCAGGGTCGCCATTCTGGTACGGGCCGCCGTGATCACGCACGACCTGCGTGGCGCCACAGCTGAGGTCTTTCACGGTCGCCGCGAACTCGGCGTTCGTCAGGCCTGTGTATCCACCCTCATGCGTCACCTGACGCCGTGACGCCACGATCTGGGGGACGCGTAACCTAGCCGCCTCCTCGACCACGCGCCGTGATCCCGCGCCCACACACAACTTCACATGATCCTCCTGAGTACGTAGTCCACAGCCTGTGCTACGGCGCGGTGCCCGCCTGGGCGGCTGGTCACCGCATCCGCGCATCGTATCGTCCAAGGCCAGGCGTCCGCCGGCGCCACGCCGAACGCGACCTCGCGCACGTTGTCAGCGTCGTGCCACCCGTCCCCGATGTACACCGTCCTAGTCGAGTCGACGTCGTGGTGCTCGACGAGCCACGGTACCCGAGCGGCACCGGGGGCGACGACGAGCGGTACGCCCATGTGCTCGGCGCGGTGACGGACGATCAGTGAGCCCTGCTCATCCGCGGTCACCAGCGTCACACGCAGGTGGGCGGCCTGCGCCGCCTTCAGCGCGTCCGAGTCGTCTGGGCCGAACGCCTTCCACGCCTTCTCGCCGAGCCCGTTGACGACCAGTCGCCCGTCCGTCATGCACCCGTCCACGTCCACCACGAGGTCCCGTACCCCGAGACGCCGTAGTGCGGCGGCGCGCCTGCGACCGGCGACGGTCACCCGCACACGATCGCGACGCACCCTGCCCATCCCCAATCCCTCTGCCTAAGTGTGTGTGTGACGGCCTCGCCCCTACCGTCGCGCGCCGGCCCTTACTGGCACCCGCCGCTTGATCGACGACTGCCCGGTGAGACCTATCCCGGCGCTCCCTGTCCCGTTCCCTACGGGGGGTTTAGAACGGGACGGCCGGCGCCGGGTTGAGAGGCCCCGCAACGGGTGCGGTGACCGGCGGCGTGACGACCTGCGGCTCCGGTTCCGCGACAGGCGCGACGACCGGATCAGGTGCCGGGACGGGCACCTCCTGCACCGGAGCCTCGGCGACCGGCGCGGCTACGGGAGCCGGAGCCGGAGCCGGAGCCGGAGCCGGAGCCGGAGCCGGAGCCGGAGCCGGAGCCGGAGCCGGAGCCGGAGCAGGCGCAGGCGCAGCAAGCGCAGCGACCGGGGCGGTGATGGGCGCCGCGGCGGCGGCGGGCGGTGGCGGCGGGGCGAACATGGTCCCGGCTCCTGCGGTCACGGGCTTGTACGACGCGACCTCGTTGCGGTCCTCGCCGTTCCACTTCCGGATCTTGAGCGTGACGATGGCCCGACGGCCCAGGAGGTGGTCGGCGATGACGGACGGTGACGGGTTCTGGGCGAAGTACTCCTGCGTGAGCCCGAGCGCGTTCATCTGGCGGAAGAACATCGCCAGCGCGTTCGGGTTCTCACGGGTGAGCACGATCTGGGTCCAGACGTTGCGCCCGTCGTGCGGGCCGCCCTGCACCTTGAGCGTGAGCTTCCACATCGGCTTGCCGGTGCTGCTCTGCTTGAACTCGACGCTGTGGACGACGACGACGTAGTCGCCGATCGGAAGTGGCTGGAGGGTGTCGCCCACCTGCGACATGAGCTCGCCCCAGTTGATGCTCTCGGTCATGCGGTGTGTCTCCTTCGGTTGGGTTGTTGTGTACGTCTACTGGATGTTACCCGACGGGAGGATGAGTCCCGTCGCCGCTGACTTGCCTAGCGTCTTGATCTGTTCGCCGAGGGTGACCGCGTGGTCCGCCGGGAGGAGGAACACGAAGGGACCGCCCACGACCGTCAACACCTGGAGAACGACGAACGTTCCCGCGGGCGTCACCGTCTGGCCGACGATGAACTGCAGTGGTGTGATCTGCGGTTGGACCTGCGGTTGCGGCTGCTGCTCAAGCACTCGCCGCCACCTCGACATGCGCCGCACCGAAGATCGTGTCGATCATCGACTGGATGTTCGGGTCGTACACCGCCTCGCCGAGCTTACCCTGCACGCGCTCGCCGGCCTCGTACAGGTTGTTCTTGGCGACGATCATTCGCCGGTACTTGGTCGCCGGCTGCATGGGATCCACGTTCGGCTCCTCGTGGATGTGCATGTAGCCGATGACGTCCATGAAGTACGGCATCGTCACCCGAAGCTGACCCTGCACGTACGGGCGCCACTTGCCGTCGCGCTGCTCAGTCATCGCCGTGAGCACCACAGCCTCGAGCGGTGTCGTGGGATGCTCGGTCAGGTCGCGCAGCTGGCGGCACATTGCCTCCATGCCGTCGAGGAGGCGCCCCCACTTGCGCTGGTCCATATCCGGGTCACCCTCCTTGATCTGATCCTTGAGCTTCTTCTGGACCTCGGAGATGGAGTCGACGGCGACGGACTTGAAGTGGTGCTGCCCCGAGATGAGCCAGTCGATGGCGCGCTGCAGTGTCATGTAGTCACGCACGAGCACCACACAGATCGCCCACGTGCCGTCGCTGACCGGTGGGGACTCGGTCAGTGGATTCCAGAACACCTTGGGCGCGTCGATGAACCGGTATGCCGACTCGGCGTCGAGCAGCAGCATCGGCTTGGGACAGGTCGCCGCGAGCGTCGACTTGCCCACCTTCGTGTCGGCGTGTACCACCACTGACAGCGCCCTGCCACGCACGGCGCCGTTGAGCGTCTCGCCCACTACTTCCTCCTCGTCCTCAGCCACTCGCGCAGCTCGGTGTGACATGACCTGCATAGGATCTTGCGCCGTACCCCGCCACGCTCGTCCAGCGACACCGTAACCCAGCCGTCCGACAACGTCGGGCGACCCTGACGGTCGACGGCCGCGGGCTGAGTCTCGCCGCAGACGCACGTGTAGTGCGTCACCTGGCGGCAGGGATCACTGGTGGTCTAGTACGAACCGCCACCTCGCCGACCTCGAACCCGTTCTTGTCAGCGAGGCGCCGGACGAGGCTCTCGGCGTCGTCAGCGTTCGCGCCCTTCGCCGTGTACGACCCAAAGAACGACACCCACCCGTTCCCACGCGCCAGGTGGGAGATCCTCCACAAAGCCGACGATTTGTTCACGATCACGTCCAGCAGGTCATCGGTGTCGTCGGTCAGCACCTCGACCGCGACGAGGCCTAACCACGTCTGCATGATCTTCGGCGCACGCTTGCTGCCGGTGCGTTCCTTCTCGACGCGCGTGATCAGCGCCTCGATGTCGTCGTCCCTGTAACCCGTCACGTCATCTCCTCATCAGTCATCCCGTCGGCGTACCGCTCGTACGGGTCCACGTGTACGTAGTGCTCTTCCAGCAGCCCCTGCCAGTCGCTGCCGTCGTCCATCATTGGGCAGACGCTGAGGAACGGGCACTTCCACGAGCAGTCCTTGCTCGGACGTGGGACTGCCCAGTACCGGTGGTCACCACCGGCGTCGAGCGCCGCCCGCATCTCGACGATCTCCTCGATGATCTTCTGGACGCGCAGCCACATGCTGCGGAGCGTGTCCATGTTGTGCCTGACCTCGATGCGACCGTAGAACGGCGGTTTGGCCGTCGCGGTGCGCTTGACCTTCCGGAGGATGTTGTAGAGGCCGCCGTCCGTGCGCTCGGGTGGGCCCTCGCCGGTCTTCTGCAGTGCGTCGAGGTACTCGAGGAGCGCGTACATCTTCATCTGCTCATCGATGGGCAACAGCGTCGACTCGCCGGAGATCGACGGCCGTGTCTTGTGGTCGAGGAACAGCCGCGCCCCGTCCGTGCTGCGCACGACCCGCTGGTCCAGTCGCCCGCGGATCTTGACGCCGGGCACGGGGGAGTCCACCTCGATGGTGGCCTCGGTCGAGACCAGCGTGAAGAACTCGTCGGCTCCCGTCTCGTCGAGCCACTCGACGTAGCCCTGCAGCATCGCACGTGCGAGGTCCTTCTCCTTGCGGAGCTCGGGCGCGGCGGCCGGCCACCTCTTGATGTCCTCGTCGTACAGCTCCGTGATGCAGTCCACCAGGTTGACGGGTGGCCCGTCGTAGTTGGTGAGCGTAGACTTGTACCACTCATCGAGCGCGATGTGCACCTTGATCCCGAGCGCGCGCGCCCCGACCTCGACGTCGTCACGTGACACGCCGTACTGCAGGTAGTGTGTCAGGTACCACTTGCGCCTGCAGTCCTTGTACGTCTGGATCTCGGAGTTGGAGATCGACAGCTCACCCGTGGCCGTGCGTGCGCCGTCGCTCACCCGGCACCTACGAGCGTCGCGCTGCGGACGAGGAAGTCCTCGGACACGATCACGCAGGTGCACGACACGCACACGTGCCGCCCCGGTGGCTTGTGCACGGTGATCGTCACGGCGCCCAACGTGAACGCGTGGGAGCCCGCCTGGTCGTGCATGTTGTCCTCGGGCGCGCCCTCGTCGACCGGTGAACCGCACAGGTCACAGCAGTACCTCATCCTCACTCTTCCTGTCTCGCTCTAGGAGGCGAGCAGCTGGGACATGAACGCGCGGTCGCGCACGAACTCCTCCAGCCGCTCCCACTTGCCGGCGACCACCTCGCGGACGCGGGACTCGACGGTCCCCTCCGCGATGATGTCGATGATGTTGATCTTATCGTGGACCTCGGCGCCGATCCGGTGCACCCGGTCCTCCGCCTGGTTGTTCTCGACCAGCGACCACGACCGCTGGAGGAACGCGAGGTTCGGGCTGCGCGTCAACGTGATGCCGACGCCGCCCGCCTGGACGGTGCCCATAATCACTCGGGTCTGCCCGCCTTGGAAGGCGTCGATAGACGCCTGTCGTTCGATGGCGCTCTGCCCACCGGTGATCAACCCGTGCGGGATCGACAGGCGCGTGAGCCTCGCGGACGCGAGCTCGATGAGCTGACGACTCATCGCGAAGACCACGAGCGGCTCCTGGTCAAGGTCGTCCAGCAGGTCCACGAGCGCGTCGACCTTGCATGACGGGTCCTCGAGGTGCACGGTACCCGACTCGTCGAGCGTCGCGTACGACGAGGCAAACTGCATGAGCCGGGTCAGCTGCACGAGCGGGTTCTGTGCGACGACGATCCCGTCCTCGAGCTGCGCCGCTAGCCCGGCGGACATCTGGTCGTACGCCTTCGCCTGCTTGGGCGACATCTCGACGAACCGTTCGACGTACGTCTTCCGCGGGAGGAACGGCAGCACCGCCTCCTTGGGCATGCGGCGCATGCGCGGGTCGACGGCCTTGAAGAACTCATCACGCGTGTCCGCCCGCAGGCCGGTGACCGTGATCCCGCCCCAGTAGTTCGGGGTCGAGTGACAGTATCGGTCGATGAACTTGGACTTGCTGACCCACGACTGGTCATCGATGAAGTGCAGCGCACTCCACAGGTCCGTCGGATTGTTGGCGATCGGCGTGCCGGTGAGTGCGAAGCGGTAGAGCGTCTCAGGCGTCGCACACGCCCACACGGCGCGCGTCTGCTTCGCCTTCGGGTCCTTCATGCGGTGCGCCTCGTCACAGACGATCGTCGCCCACGCCTTCTTGTTGAGCTCCTTCGGGCAGTGCTCGCACCGGGTCTGGGCGTTCACCTTGTCCTCGGCGCTCAGCGTGTTGTCGCACACGTGACAGCGCTTGATCCGCACGGAGCCGTATGGCGCGAGGCGTGAGTGCGTGCGCACCGACTCCCAGTTCATGATCACGACGCCGTCAGCGTCCGCGATCTGCTTATCGCGCTTGGTCTTGCCGCCGCCGAGCACGACCGGCGTCACGGCCGGCCACCAGCGCTTGAACTCGTTGACCCACGTGTGCTTCACGGTGTTGGGGACGATGATCAGCACCGGGAACGGCGACTCACACTGCCCGACGAGCGAGAGCTCGTGCATGAGCCTAACGGCGCGGATGACCTGCGCCGTCTTACCTGTGCCCATCTCGTCCGTGAGCAGGCACCGCGCCGCGGTGACGAGGAACTTCACGCCGGTCTCCTGGTACGGGTACAGTGAGAATCCAGCGTCGGTGCGCCACGACCTGATCGTCTCGGCAGCCGCGGATCGGTCGTCATCCGCGAGGCTGGTCGTGAGCCGCGCCTGCAGCGCCGGGACGATCCGGTCGGCGTGGTCGCGGATGGACCACTCGGCGAGCCTCGGCCCGACCTCGAGCTGGTCGCCGAACACGCCGCGGAGCGCCACGCACGCCGTCCACGTCCGAGGGACGACCCACTTGTGGAGCTCCGGGTCGTACCGTGCGCCGTCCACCTGGCGAATCATGTCCCTGTGCCGGTACTCGGTGGACACGAGTACGCACTCGACGCCACGGTACTTGACACTTGAGCCTAGCTCAGCGGTCACCATTCTGCGGTCACTCTCTCCTGCTGTCCGTTCGTTCTGATGCAACCGTAGCACACCCTAGATTCACAGTGCAATAGCCCCGGACCACCAACCGCGGGTGACCACGTAAAGCAGCAGGTGGCGGGTCGCGTCGTTGCCGTGACCGCGTCCCGGCGTCCACCAGCCGAGCTGCCTGAGACGGTCGTCAGAGGAGAACAACTTGGCCGACGACGGCGCCTGGAGCGTGAGCTCGCAGCCGTACTTCCCGGCCAGGTAGCGACACACGCCGATCCCCTCCAGGGACCACGGGGCCTGCGTGTGCTTCGCGGTCTGCACCGTGATCGTGAACGACTCGCACGCGATGGCGAGGTCACGCTCGTACTTAGCGGTGACCTCCTCGACGTACGCCGGGAACTCGGGCCACGACAGCTCGGTCACCTCGGGGCGGTCGTCGTCCACGTGCCAGAGTGACAGCCCGGTCTTCTTGCCCGGGTCGACGGCGAGGACGTGCGGGGCGAGGCTCACGTGGACTGTCCCAGCGTGTTACCCGACGTGATCATCTGGCCGATGATGCACGACGCCTCCATCATCGTGAACCCGGTCGACACCAGCGCCAGGTACATCTTCCGCAACCCCTGTGCCGCCTCGGTCAGTCCCGGGTCTGGTTCGTCCCAACCCGGTGGCGGCGTCTTGTCGCTATCCATCCTGCCCCATCCTCCGTCGTCTGTCGATCTCACGTCTCACGTACCACTCAGCCTTCTCAAGGTCCTCAAGCGCGTTGCCCTTCTCGTCGGCGCGCCAGAGGTACTTGATCGCGTTGCCGACACAGAAGCTCATGTGCTCGGTGATCTGGATGCACTCGACGCCGGACGGATGGGCCAGGTAGTGCGCCGGGTGATTGACGGGGTCGCTCACTGCGCGCCACCGAACGACCGCACCAGACGGGCAGCGGCGAGATGTGCATTCCAAGTGGCCAGTGCTGCGACCAATTCCGTGTCAGGCATTGGCCGCCGAGCCGTCTCGATAGCGTCAGCGATCAGCGGCACCACCGCGTCCACCATCGCCGCGACCGTCGTCCACTCGGTGATCCACCCGCGCGCCCGTGCAGCCTCTTTCGCCGCCGCGATCAGCGCGTCACGATCAACACGTTCAGACATCGGTGATCTCCTTCTTGCGTGCAGCGCGGGTCGCGCGGGCACGCATATGGATCGAGTCGTAGTGCTCCCGAATCGCCTCCGCCGCCAGGGCCTTCTCCAACTGCATCTGGCAGCAGAACAGTGCGACCCGCCATTGCATGACCGGATCGTCACGGACCGGCGTGAGCGCGGCCTGAAGGGCTGGATCGTCGGATAGGACGTCGAACACGACGGTGGTGCTCACTGCTGCTCTCCTTCAACCCGCTCAGACATCGGAACCTGATCCATGTGTCAGCACCCACCTTCAGGGAAGGCCGCAAGGTCGTAGATCTGCACGGCGTCGAGCAGCCAATCGAGCCGGTCCAACACGCCGTGCAGGTGTTGTCCGCAGGCGAACGCGCGAACCCTCCAGTCAAAAAAGTCGGGGTGCGCGAGGCCGTCATCGCACCACTCCTCGGGGCGGGCGATCGACCAGCGCGCACGGTGGCCGCAGTTGTCGCAGGGCGGCACAAAGTCACGCATCTCTGGATGGTCGCGGTAGTCATAAGCAGGACCGCAAGGACGGCGTTTCACCGGCACCCGCTCAGACATCGGAACCGCGCTTCTGCGGTGTCCAGGGCAACGGCAGCCCGTCACCCTCGGTGCGTGGCACGTAGTGGACGTGCAGGTGAAAGATCGTCTGGGTCGCCGCCGCACCAGCGCTCGTGATGAGGTTGAAGTCCCCCCGCCGGTCCTGCGCCCAGCGGGACGCCAGGGCCATAGCTGCAACCAGCCCGTCCGCGTTACGCGCGTCCTCGACGTGCAGTCGCGGCACGAACAGTCGATGCCCCGGCGTTACCGGGTTCAGTGGCTCGAACGAGACCGCTGCGGGTGACGAGAGGTCGTAGTCGTGCATGTGGATGCGTTCACAGAACACGCACGTGCTCACTGCTGCTCTCCTCTGGCTCCGGTGCTCCCGCGTACTTGTCGGGTCATCCAGTCGGGCAACGGCACCATCGGGACCGTCTGCCCGGCGAGCGTGTGCGTGCAGTCGGACAGGAACTCCCACCGCCCGGCACGCACGAACGAGTGACAGGTCGTCTCTCCACCGGTCGGCACCGAGACGTGCCCGGGCCGGCAGAACTTCTCGTCGTGCTCCCACTGG